TGCTTGTGCTTGTCCATTGCCTTCCTGCGGCATCGCCATTCTCGAATTTTACGGCGGCGCGTTCGGCTACCAGCTTTTCGGTTTTTTCGTGCGCGTCAATGGTGCGAGAAAGCAATGCTTCGTCGGCTTCGATTTTTTCCCACTTTGCCACTTCATCGGTGGTCATAGCCCGGCCTTCTTTTGCAGCCGTGGTGGTGATTTCTTGCATTTGTACCACGAGTTTTGCCCGCTCGTCGTATGTCTGCTGAATGCCTGTAGTCATGTTATTTTTATTTAGATTGAAGTGCTGATTTCCGGGCGAGAGCGCGGCTCAGTCGGTTAAGTGTTTCTGTTATGCCTGGGTCTGGTTGTGGTGGGGGTGCTTGATCTGGCGGCGCAACGTCCAAAGCGGCATCGCGGCATCTTTTTGCTATCGAAGTATCAGGGTTTGCCGGGAACGTGACAGGTGAAGCGTCCAGCACTTCGGACACGTCGGTCAAAATCCTGTGTTCTTTGCCGTTGCGCATTTCCCACCTGTCGCCCGTGCGGCGCCCTGTGGCATCTTGGCGAAGGCGGAAGCCCCAGGAGCTTTGGGTGATGTCCCCACGGCTGATCGCCACTCTGGCATTTTCGCCGTTCGGGCTTTCAGGTGGCGTAAAATCGTACCACAGCCCAATGTCATCAACTCCGACAATAGCGGTTTTTGCCGTTGTCCGGCCAAGGATCTGGTTTGGGTCGTGGTTCAACAAAATGCGCACATCGGCCAAATCTGAATTTGACAGCGCGTTTTTGTCAACTTCTTCCGTAAACCAGCCCATGTCGTATGTCACGCCAAAGCGCAGGGCATAGCCCCTGAACCTGGTTTGTTCGCCTTCCTGCCGCACCTCAAAGTCTGCGGCGGCAAAGCGGTGTTCTATTCCGTTATTTGGAAGCTGCTGGTGTTCCATCGTCTTGCATATTTTGCGCATCGTCGGCATTTGGTGCCGCGTCTGCTGAATTGTTCATAGTTGGGCTGTAAAGGGTGTCGCCTCCGTCAAACGGGTTCATGTTTTCCATCAGGCGGACTTCGTTCGGGGTCATCCATGCCGGGCTTGACACGCTGCCAAGGGCACGGGTGAAATATTCTCCCCTGCTTTTGGTGTCGCCACGCAAAAGGGCATCGACATTGAAGCGGAAAAACTTGGCCGCTTTTTCATTGTCGAAAAGCAGCTTGCGGTTTAGTTCCTGCTCCCAATTTTTTAGGATAGGGCGAAGCGTGTCCCGGACAAATTCAAGGGACTGGTGTTCGATGTTGTTATTTGTAGACCTTTCCAGGTCGCCCACCATATGGGGCGGCACCCGGTAAATTCGGCAGATGTCCTGAAGGCTCAGTTTGGCCGTCTCAATGAACATCGCGTCCGAAGGCTTGAGCGTCAAAGGCACGTATTCCATGCCACCTTGCAGCACGGGCATTTTGCCAGCGTTTGAGCGCCCGGCGTGGTTGATCTTAAAATTCTCTTTGATGTCGGCGACCTGCTCTGTGGTCATTTTGGCTGGGTGCTTCAAATACCCCATTGTCAGCATCCCGTTTTTCCATAGGCTGCCCTGTGTTTCGGTTGTGGCAATGCCCAGGCCAATAGTTTCCTTGAAAACCTGGATTGGCGAACGCCCACAAATACCGTCGGTAGAAAGCCCCTTGATATGCAGGATGTCGCGCGGGCGCACGGGCATGCTGCGCTGGTTTATTTTATACCAAAGTTCGCCATTAGGGTCAAGCTCAGGGGTCACGTTGCGCGGGTCGATCACCCTTAGTTCCCCGGCGCGCTTGTTGCCATCGCGCAAAATGTCGGCGTAGAAATTGCCGTATAAGCACAGGTGCATCATTGCAACTGCCCGAAAATCGAATGAAGTGTAAAGCTGGGAAGGCTCGGAATTAACGAGCGTGTAGCGCGGGTCTGATGTCAAAGCCCTGGTTTCTTGCCCGGTGGACATAAAAAGCTCCAGGGGCAATGATGCTACTGATTCAGAAAGGACTTTTGAACAGGCGTAAACCGCCGAATGGGCAAGGGCGGTTTCAGAATTGATGTTTACGCCCGCCGCTGTTTTAGCGCCCCCTAGCAGCGAATAGAGCCACTCGGGAGGGTTTTGTATGCTGCTTCGTTCTTCCTGAACAAAGAACAGCCGTTTTATTGCGGTGGCGATTGACATTGTGCTTATTCAGCACAAAAATCACGGAATACCGCGCCAAACCATGTGACTAACGGCAATATTCGGCGTAGCCTATACTGTAATAAACCAACGTCACGTCTTTTGCATTAACTGCTTGTTTATCTCAGCACTAAGATCAAGAGAATCTACTTTGTCGAGCAGCTTTGCTTTTACGCAACGCATTATTTCATTTTTGGTGTACTTGTCTGCAAGCTGGCTTATCACAGTAGCCCTGTCCACATCCAATTCGTTTTTGCGAACATCTCGGATTGCACCAAGCAAAAACTTAGAAAGGTCTGCATCTGTTTTAAGGTCAAATGTCGGTTGTTGTGTGTTGCTCATCTTGTTGTTTTTTTTGTTTTATTGTGCGTTTTAGTATTAGTGACTGTCTTTGTGTCTCAATCAGTTCCTTTGGAATTTCTTTTGCGCTTAATATACGGCCTGTTCTTTGGCGAATAAGACACTTTACGTACCGATCACAGGCAATCTCTATGTCGCGGCGATTAATAAGCTTCATTCGATCCTTTGCCTCTGGACTCTTCTCGTACCCTCTTTTTCTTTCTTTTACCTCTGGCCTCTTCTGGTACTCCTTTTTCCTTTCTTTTACCTCTGGCTTATTATAAGACTTCCTTGCGTATCCCCTTATTACATCCAGCACACCAGGCCGTTTAGTATACTCTTTCCTCCACTCTGCTCTATGCTCTTTCGCCTCGGCAGTTTCTCTATATTCTTTTGCATACACTCTCTTTCGTTTTTTAACTGATGGTATTTGCAAATAAGATTTTTCATATTCCTTCCTTACCTTATTTACTTCTGGCCTCCGGTAATATTCCTTCATATATGTACTCTTTTTTTTACGGAAACACACCACGCAAAGCGCTGGATGCACACCCGTTCCCTTACAACGAATGTCGCTTATCGCCTTTTCCTCTTTACATGTTTGGCAGATTATCGTTTCCATATCACAAAGTAAGTTTAAAAAACTAGCAGACAACCATATGGATAAAAAAGGTACAAAAGGTACAAAAGGTATCAGCGCCGCAAGTAAACCGTTTCAGATAAACTCCCGTCGCTTTCCTTTTTCTTCGCCCGCTCGAAAGCCGCAAAGTCGCTGTACCTGCGCAGCCCAAAAGGCATCTCGCTTTCAACTTGCCGCCAGGCTTCCATTACCCCAATCGTGGGCGCTAACTCCCTGAACCTGGAAAAATAGCCCTCGTTTGTGAGCAGGCGGGCGCGCTCTGAAAGGCGCTCAAATTCTGTGTCGATCATTTTCTATGTTTAATTTGAAGCGAATAGATCACATATAACCGGCCTGGTATGTGGGCTTTTCTTCTGTAGCGCATATCTCAACCTCAACAATAAAATCAACTTTTTGAGGATCTTCAAGAGGGCGAATAATAAAAGACTTAAAGCCTTTCAGCTCAAAATCCCCCTGCCATATCTTTTTCCCATCAAATTGAAGTCCATATCCCCCAAAGTTTATGTATGCCTCAACAGTAGTCACAGCAGTCCGTTCTTCGCCATAACCTTGCGTTACGGTAGTTTTGATTTGGCGGCAAATAATCTCGCCATTTTCAAGGCAAGCCATGTGCAAGCCGTCACGGACAAGTAATTTGTATTTATCGTTTATTTTCATTGGTTAGATGGTTTAAGGCAAACTGAAAGCGTATTCACCAATTTTTCAATAGCTTTTCTCAACCTCCAGCGGTTAAACGCTAGGCTATTTTCCATTTGTGAACGTTGCCAAGGTTCCGTGTCTTCAAACTTCGGCATTCCTTGCTCGTAAATTTCAGATTCGTAATACTCTTTTAGTTCATCCATTGGTTTAAATCATAAAAGCGTCAGACTTTGAATAAGATTCAGGCTGCGGCTTGCTGTGGTACACGCCAAGCGCAACCACAGCAGCTACCACGCCGTCTATTTTTTGGTGCTTGCTCATTTTTTTGAGCCTCAAATTGTCGTTTAACTCAATTGACGGTAAAACATTTGCCATCATCCAGCGCATCAGCCCATTGCCCCCGTGGTTTATAGCGCCCTTCTTTACAAGCCGCTCAAATTCCTTTGAGGGAGCCGACATGCTCACGATGCCCTGGCGGAACACCTCCATTTCAAACCCCATCTCCCCCAGCTTGGCCATTGTCTGCCATGCGTTGTGGGGGTCATATCCTACCGAAAGAACCTCGTACCTGTCCGCAATCCGGCTCATTTCTTCGATCAAGTAGTCGTAATCGGTCACATTTCCAGGCGTGACAAAAATGCACCTATCGGCGGTGGCATCGTCAATGGTTGGCGGCACAAGATCGCCATCAACATTTTTCCTTTTAGGCACTACCCATTTTGCTATATCTGGAAAATCCCTGCTCCGAATTTTCAAAACGTCTTCAGGAATCCAGAAAAACCACTTTAAAATGTACTCGCCATCCTCGCTGTCTGTATCGGGCGGGAACAGCAAACAAGCCGCCGTAAAGTCCGCCACAGATGCAAAGTCCAACCCTACATAACACGGCCTACCTATCAGGCTTTCTTCATCTATCCTGCTAGGGCATGCCTGCCAGATTTCGTCTGGAATCCATGTCTTTGAAGATGACGTCCAGATATTCAGGTTTTTGGTCTTGAACTCAACCTCGCTCTGCCCGCCCTCGTTCACGGCTTTTGTGTACTCAGAGCGCATAAACTCCCAGGTCGGGGTAACGCCAATTTGCGGGTTTGCCTTTACCCATACGCTTTCGTCGTTCCAATCGTCGCCCTCATCTAGCGTGTAAATCGCAGTAAAAAATGTATCGTCATGCTTTGAGCCGTTCAGGATGTCAATCGCGCTTCGCCGCAAATTGAAACAAGGACTTTCAATGTCAAAACCTGCAGTAGTTATTATGTAGGTGAGCGGCCTGCGCCGTGCGCCCATGCCCGTTTCGATTACCTTTAAAACCTCGTTTGTCGGGTGGGCGTGGTATTCATCAATGATAGCAAAGTGAGGGGAAAGGCCATCAAGCGTCCAAGCGTCAGAACTCAACGCCTCAAAGAATGAATCGGTACTTGTGTTGAGTATGCGGTGCGCTAAAAGCCTGATCGACCCGTCCGCTGCTTCGCTGTCTTTCTTTAGCTCCCTGGACATTATTTTTGCAGCGCCGTAAACTATTTTTGCTTGCTGCCTGGTAGTGGCCGCGCTGAAAACTTGCGCGGTTTCTTCGCCGTCTATCAGCAGCCCGCCAAGCGCTACCGCCGCCGCTTCTTCTGTCTTGCCCTGCTTCCTAGCTACCTCGATATAAGCCCGCCTAAACCTCCGGCCTTTGCCGTCTTTTCTTTGCCACCCAAACAAACAAGCCCAGCGGAACGCCTGGAAATCCTGAACCAAAAAGTTTTTGCCTTTCCATTCGCCGGAGGTGTGCCGCAAGGCAGAAATAAACCCTATCCACCTGGCGGCCTCGTTTTCATCAAAAAAATATGGGTAGCTTTTGTCGCGCTGCTTTTTCAGGTCTGAAACCTGCCTGGCTACAGCTTTCCTTACAAGGTCGCCAACAAGCACCTTGCCTGTGGTAACATCTGAAATATACCTGTGATAGCCTTCTAGCATTTAACCTGATTTGCGTTTCGCTTGGGAGCCGCCTCCAAGTATGGCCGCAAGGGGGTCTGCCTTTTTTGTCTCCTTTGGTTTTACCTGGATACCCTGCCGGGAGCGTGGCGTAAATCCGAACTGCTCGCGTAGCGGCTTGATTATTTTATCGCAATCGCAGTAAACCCGCCAAGATGGGTTCACCCGCTCGTTTTCGCCTTTTTCAGTTTGAATTACAATGGTTTGCCCGCGCTCCATTATGTCATCCCATGCCTTGCGCTGCAAGATGACCGCCATAACATACTGCTTTATGGAATCAACGTCCTGATTGGCAAGGATGTCGAAGGCACGAAGGTGCCCGCATACTTCCTCCCACTTCATTTGGTGTTCCTCATCGAAGTGCTCAGGCGGCGGTAGCGCTTGGCGGGCTGCTGATAGACGGCGAAGAAACCGCGCAAGTTTTCAGCGCGGCCACTACCAGGCAGCAAGCAAAAATAGTTTACGG